CCGACATATCCTTTTTTGCTTTGCCTTCGGAATACATAAAATCGTTAAGTGCCTGTATCTTTTCCGATAAGCCTTCGCCTTTGGAAATGTACTGAACAGGCTCGCCCATGAGATAGCCCGCCTTAAAGGAAACAATCTCATTTGCCCTGTTTACAACCACATTATTCTGTATCTCAGGGCGCACATCCTTTACTCTGTAAAGAACGGGCTGATCGCCTTTATAGTAATTGTAAAGATATTCCATTTCAGAGCTGTTCGTTGAGTGCGTTTTTGTCGCCTTATTCAGCACACTAACCACATTTTCAGCGGTTATTTCTCTTTCATCGGTATAAATTACTCTTCTTCCTGTTAAAACCAATTTTGCCACCCCACATCGTTTACAATCTTGTAACATATATGCTGATTTTCGGTGATACCATAATTACACGGCCTCATACATCACTCCTTTGCGGGATTCCCTCGGTTCAACCGGGGGTTTCTTGCTTTTTAAAAAGGTCTTTTGAATACTTCAACCTTTGTGAGTGACATACTCGTAACAAACTCCGCCAACATCGCCATTGCGTCCGGCGCGTCGTCGTGTTCGTTTTTGCCTATCTGTGTATATGAACACATCATATTCATAAACCGTCCGTAATCGGTGTTTCTCGAAAAATCCTCTTTAAAGAAACAATGCTCTTTGATCCACCCCGAATTGACGATTATTTTCGTTTCTTTTGTCTGTGTAGTGTATTTTGTAGATACCGAACAGCGTTTATTCTTAGCTTTTAACGCTTTTTCAACATCATTCGCTATTCTTCCGCCCGCTGCATTGCTTTCAAAGTGCGCTCTCTGAACATTGTGATTACATAAAATCTCTACCAACCGCTTATCAACTATTTCGGGGAGAGAATTGTCGCAGATAACATCCTCAATGTAATAGTTCTGCCCGTAAATGTACGCAACAGGAAGAACACAATAGTCTTTTCCTCTGTCTTTCGTATCACAAACAGCGATTATGCCGTCAGGCTCTTCTTCGGGTAATGAATAGTAATAATTCAGAGATTCCGGCGGGTAAAGTAATCCTTCTCTCTCTATGGGCTGATTCATAAACAGGGCTTTAAACGAAGCTTCGTCGAGCGATTCTTCCATTTCCCTGAAATATTTCGTATCAAAACCCACGCCGTAATCATAATCAAAGTTACTTTCGCCGTTTTCGTCGAGAGCGGGCACTACCAGACATTTAAACCGCACATCCTCGGAATTTTCGTACATTGTCTGTAATTTCCCAATAGGATCGTGAACAGACCACCGTGTCGCCAAGTGTAATTCTTTACAGCCTAACTTTTTTCTCGATTTAAGGTCATTTGTATAGGATTGCCACAACTTTTCGAGTCTCGGCACGGAGAGAGCCTCTTCTATGCCGGAAACAAGGTCGTCGGCGGTCAAAAACTGTTCACACCTTGTCGCGCCCGTCAACGAAGCTCCGATTGCACGGCAAGTAAGAGAGGAAAAACGGTGTTTTTTGCCTAAATCTATTGTCTGTTCCTTAGCATTTGTGATTATTTCTCCCGCTTTCGGGAAAATATCACTCCACAAATACTCATAAGGGTCACTTATAATTCCCAAGACCCCGTCATATATGGAATTTGTCAGAATACCCGAATGACCGCTCGCCAATGAAGGCTTATCGGGGTTTGCGCCTATCATCATGGAGTGCAGGAAGATTTCGAGAGTGCTCTTCCCACTTCCCGGCGGCAACGAAACGGTCAAAATATCGAGCTTATCGTCGATTAATTCCTGAATTGCGTTACATACGGGGAGTAATTGTTTCCTTCTCGGCAGCCAGAATTTCTTTTGCGGTTCTCTCAACAGCTCTATATACTGCATATAAGAGTCAAACCGTAATCCTCGCGCCTCACAAAGAAGAGTTTCCCTTAACAGTTCTTCCAATTCAGTTTTAATCTCGGCTTTTTTGATATATTTCGAGATTTCCGCTTTAAGTTTTCCCGTCAATTCCCATTTGAGAGGGGAGGACGGTATATCGCGGATAAGAACGAATATTGCGTTCCATAACTCGAAGTCGTTGTATTCCTTTTTTATTTTTGAGGAAAAATCGGAAAAAACCCTCTTGTAATTCACATACATAACAAAAAAGAGACTATCCCTTCGGATAGCCTCATCAGACTTTAATTATTGAGCAGCCTCAATAATGTGTTTCACTTTTCCTTTTATTTCAAGAATCACAACCTCGTTCTTCCGTTTCCGAATTTCAGCCGTGTTTCCGCGTTTCAGAATCTCTTCGATAACCTCAATACTCTTCTTATCCAACATATATTCACCTAAAATACACTTTTCTATGATAAATATACTAACCAAATCCACACTTGTCAATAGATTTCACATATTTGCCCTTCGGGAAAATGTTGCAGGGGAGAGATTTAATTCTTTTGCGGCCTGTCTGCCCGTTATTTCGCCTCTTTTGTACAAATCAAGGTAATATTCAAGCCTTGTATTCTCTTTTCTCGGCCTTCCGTCCTTAAAATCAGGTCTCTGTCTTGCAATTCTTTTCCCTTCCTGCGTTCTTTCAACTATCATATCCCTTTCAAACTCAGCAAACGATAAGAAGATATTCCTCATGAGTTTCCCGTTAGGCGTATTATTCATCACACCCAAGTTAAGAATATTGACCGTGATACCTCTCTCAGCCAGACTTTCGATTATTTCAGCACCGAATTTGATTGATCTCGCCAATCTGTCTAATTTTGTCACAACCAATGTATCGCCGGGCTTGATTTCTTTCAGAAGTTTATCTAACTCAGGGCGGTCTTTTTTAGTGCCCGTAAACGCCTCAAAATAAACGACATCAGCACCGGCAAGAGTCAATTTTTCTCTCTGTTCCTCTAAGGAGTTGCCGTCTCTGGCCTGTCCTTTCGTCGATACTCTCGCATATCCGTATATCATAAATCCAACTCCCTCATTTTCAAAGCAACAATATCCATTGATACCCTTCTCTTAATAAAATATCCGTCAAAGTATTGATGTATCAGATTCCCGTTCCGCTTAAATTCTCTCCCTAAATCCGTCACTCTCATACCGTCAGGGTACTTTTCTCTCAATTCAGCTTCCAATTTCGAGTAATACGCTTCTTTGTTATCCGCTTTCCTCTTCTCTTCTCTCGCCTTCACAATCATTTTCTCGTCAATGTAATCCCCGTTGTCAATCAATATCTCGTCCTGCCTCCGAAGCTGCCCTCTCTCTCTCACTATTACCTCATATCCCATGAAATCCAATACCTCAACTGCCTTGCCGCACTTAATATCCTTAGCGTTCAACATCGCCCAGACATTATTAGGCGTACAATCCATCCACCTCGCTAACCTCGATTGCTCAACCCTGTGCAATTCCATTAACATCCGTACACAATTCATCATTTCCATAACATTACTCCTTTTTTCTTTTTCGGAAATTTTAGGTAAACCTTTATGTGATTTACTGTAAAGAATTGTAACATTAATTTTGAGCAAAGTCAAGCACTTTTTTTATTCATTTTCACATTTTCTTTGAGATTGTACATTTTCCTGTACCGAAAAATTAGACCGTGAGTGTAGTTTTTAGTGGGCGGAAATATTTTGGGGGGTAATGCGGGAGATTTTGGGTTGATAATATACCCCTTAGTACCCCACAATATTATATATCAAAAAATTATTGTTATTCACACAAAAGCGAGAAAAAACGCGGGGAAAACACTTTTTACTCCTGAGCGCGAGAGCCTGAGCGGATCGCCCCGAAAACCGGCGCGAAATGCAGCACCGACGGCGGGCGCATTTCATTAGTTTTAAGTATTGAAATTTGTACAATATGCCGATAAAAAATCTTTATGAAATATCAAAATATTTATAAAAAATTATTGACTTTTAAATATTTTTGTGATATAATTAGTAAAAAGTTTAAAGAAGTTAGACCGCCTGAGCGCGTTATATCAATTTATCATTGCTTTTTATATCATTTCAAGCTGTTTGAAAACCCGGCGCGGAATGCAGCGCGGGATCAAAAATAAAAAACCCCTGTATATAACAGGAGTAAAACAAAAAAAGGAGAATATATTATGAGATTTGGCTTTACTTTTACTTATTGCAAAAAGACAAAAGGCGCGAAGCCTGAGCGCGTTATCTTTGCGGATATGGTGACGGCGGAGCACCGACACGCGGAATTAAAAGCAAAGGGCTATACCGTAAGCCGAAATATTGAACAATGTATATATTAAATAAAAAGGAGATAAAACAAAATGACGCTTTACACACATGAAACAATATCGGAGTATTTGACCCGCTGTATTGAACGCGGTCAAGAAGTTTATGAGATCCCCGGCTGTTTGCTCGACTCCTATATTGTACTACCCGATGAGAAATACAAGGGCGCAATAATTAAAGAAGAATATCTGAACGAGTGGAGCAGCGCGCAAAGCCTGAGATTTTTTAACAAGACAAGCAAAAGAACGCAAAAAATAATTGACTTGTTAGAATCCGGCGACGAAGAAAAAGCCGCTGAAATCTTTTATAAAACTATGTATTGACCGTCTGAGACGCCGACCAAACGCACAGACGGCCAAAGCTCGAAACAAAGGCGGATCGCCTTTGATCCGTCTTTATAATACTAAGGATTTTAAAAAATGTCAATAAAATTAAACAATATTATAAAGGAGAAAAAATATCATGAAAACAAAGCTCGAAACAATCCGCGAATATCTCGCAACAGAAAACACAGCCAAAGAAATCCGCGACAATCTCGAATTTGACCCCGAAAACAGCACAGCGACAATATACAATGATGAGTATTTAATTCTAACCGATGAAGAGGCCGACGCAGCCGCGAAAGAGGAAATTATAAACAGCTTGTGGGCTTTCAATGCGGGCTTTATACTTGAACATACCCGCAATTATTACGAAATGACCCCGCGCGAAATTGACGAAACAGCGAAGGCACTTGAAGAAATGCAAGCGAAGCTTTGCGAAACAGGAAATTATATTATATCCGCCATGATTGACGACCCC